TCTGAACCGTTCGAATATCTGAAACACAGGTTTCTCAATCTGTCTTTCCAGATAATACATATAATCAATCATCAAATCATTCTCTTTGATGTAATTCGGATCTTCTACAATATCTCCTTGAATCAATTTTGTTGACAATTGTTTCTTACATTTATCCATGTGAATAACACCATACTTATCCTTTCTCTTCTTATGTTTATGGAAGCAATGTTTACAATAATATCCAGTACAAGTTGGACATTGTGTAATACTCATCTTTCCATTATCCAATTTCTTCTCAGGTTTCTTACAGAATCTACACAGATTCTTACACATTGTATGATGATTAATCAAACAAGTCTTACAATACAAATCCATACAGAATACACACTTACACTTTTCCTTATCAACCTCTGTTCCACATTTCTTACATTTCAAGTTAGAAACATCAATGAAACAATACGGCAATCTATCATTCGATTGAGGTTTGTTTCCGGGATCACGTTCACCAATACGATCAGCCAACATTTTATGTGGAATCGTAGTAGGATTAGAATAATCAGCCTTCAAACTCTTACTAATAATCAACTTACTGATTTCAACCTTTCCATCAAGCAACTCCTTAACCTTTTCTCTAAAGAATTCATAAGAACCCTTAATATCACGCTTATTCATTAAATAATTAATAATTCCACCATAAACATCTTTAACAATTGGTGCATTATCACGTCTTTTAAGAACAATACCCATACTCGTTCGTTCGAACTTATCTGGTGAGTATTCGTACTTGTTTCCAACATATCTCTTCTTACTGAAAATCATGAAAGGCCAGAACACCTTCTCATACTCTAAATCTTGAGGCTTCTTCAGCTTGGATGTTACATATTTACCAGCTTCTTTTCCAACTTCAATTGTTAATCTCATCATCTCTCTGTCATCAATTTTACTATTTGGATAGTTTTTTGAATATTCCTTTTTAATGTAGTCGGTGAAATTGATGAACACACTATCAGTATTTTTCACGATAATATTTCCAATACCAGCTTGGAAATTACCTTCTTCTGTTTCCAAATCATATACATAAACATCTTCTCCAATATTTCCAATTTCCACACATTTTTTGAGAATGTTTTGTGGTTTTCTCATTTTACATTTTCCACTTCCAAGACACATACTCAATCTGAATATTTTCTTCTTATCGGTTCTCGTATTGATACTTACATTATATCCAAGCGATTTACACAAATAATATAAATGAGCAGATCCAATTTTACCTTTATTCGAAAGTCTAATATTCTTAACAATACTATTAGAACATTTTGATCCATCTGCTAGATAATAACCCAAAAAGAATTGATATCTTTTATTGAAATTTCCATTCAAAAATTCATTTGGAATTATTTTATATCCATCTTTATCATAACATTTTTTGAATTCATTATACATGTACTTAATTGATCCTTTTGGAACCAATTTATATACACTCGAACTCTTTAATGTATCCAATATTTTGAAATCTGTTTTCTCATTATAAACGTCCCTACAATATTTTAAACATTTGTTAAGAACATTCATATCTTTGTTATTTAATGCCCATAAATATTTAGAATAACTTTTATAATATCCACAAGAACCATCTCCAAAGAAAAATCCATAAATAAAGGATCTCTTTTCCTCAATAGACAAAGTATCATCTGTTTCATACATATCCTCAACTAATTTAACTAGTTTATTGGATGAATCACAATCTTGTTTGGGATAACTAGTTAATAATTTCGTTTGATTAATCTCAACATCTTTTGGTTTAATAATCTCACATTTCTCATTCAATAAACTGTGATCCTCTGTTACATCAACAGTACCACAATGTGTGTTAACTCTATAAATCTTCTTACTCGTTTTGTGCCTAATTACATTTTTAATTTTAGTCCAACCATTATTAGACCAAACAAGATATTTATCACACTTACTCTTCTGTTTATCATTTCTACCATTATCAAATGGTTTGAAATTCTCATATTCTTCCCATTCTTCACCCAAAGTCTCAATTGTTTTAATTACAATATGATTTGTTTCAATATCTTTTAACAAGATAGGTTCATCTCCCAATACACTATCCCCGTACACAAGCTTACTTCCTTTAAATTTTTCTAAGGTGTAATCACGCGCACATAGAACCATTTTCCTTCCAGTTGCAGTTGTTGAAGCAGCCAATTCCTTGAAACAGATTGAAGAAGTCGAAGCACCAACCTGACCGTACAAACTATTACATGTGACTTTGAAAGCCAACTGCTGACCATCAAGAACAGCTTTCTGGAAATCGTTGTATTTATCTTTCAATTCGATTATATCGTCTTTGTTAACAGTTTCGGAATGACCTTCAACTGTTCTGAAAGTGTAAATACCATCTTCTTCTTTGAGCAATCCCAAATACTCTTTTCCATCTTTATCTACACCAATTTTGTACTTGATTTTGCTTCGTGTGTCGCGACGAGCTTTCAACAAAGCCATCTCAATACGCGGCAAAACAGATTTTTCACCAGTTTTCTTCTCAGCAAATCTACAGATTTTGTAACCAACCTTCTTCTTATCTTTATCAACACCTTGATAAATATCGTATTCAATATCGACATAATTATAATCAGGCAAGTTATCGTATTTCTCAATGATCGTATTTTTACGCAACTCATAAACGGCCTTACTCGTTTTAGTCGCTTCCCTAACAATATAATACTCCTTGAATCCAACACAAGAGTCATGAGAAATGTTCTCAGCAATCATTGAAGATGGATACAAAGAAGCATAATCCATGACAGCGACTGGCTCTGTGTACAAACCAGGTTCTGGAACGAACACAATAGCACCCTCATACGAATTCTGATCAATATCTTCTGGACTTAAGACTTTAATCAAGAATCCCTCTTCTGTACACTGTTTTACAACCAAACTGAAAATCTTAATTCCTTGACCACGTAAAAACAAATACGAGAAAGGAATCGAACAAACATTACCCATAGCAACGTTATTTGGAATTGCTTGTAATTTATTCAAAAGCTTATTACACAAAGCACAATCTTGAACACAGTATGTAGCAATCTCTTTGATATCTTTCGATGTACCTCTTCTGAAATTCTCAAAAATCTGGTTTGGTTTCAAATCCTCTTTGTTCAAACCCATGAATTTCTCCGCAACTGCGTCAAGCTTGTAAGAAGTCAAGTTATAATCTTTTTGAATCAATTTGAACAAATCAATTTGTACAATACCTTGAATATCGATATAATACAAAAAGTTTTGTCCAAGAGCAGAAGATCTCAACTCTTTTTCTACAAATTTGACTTTCGGGCTCTCATCAGGTCCAGTACAAAGAGTACGAGACAAAGTTTTGAACATTAACTCGTGATAAGGTTTACAACTTCCACCATTACCATTCAAAGCTCGGAAATAAATATACTTCCAATCAAAACCCCAAATATTATAACCAGTTATAACATCTGGATCAAGATTCTTAATAAATCGACACCAACCAATCACCAAATCTTTCTCATTTTCGAATTCCTCCACAGTTGTACCTTCAATTTCATCACACTTCTTCAAAGTAGCAATATATTTGTGTATTTTATCACTACCAAAGATGTTAATTGTTGTACCAATTTGAATGATTTTATCCTCTGGTCTCGTTTCATTTGGAAATGTACCATCACAACTAGTACACTCAATATCATAAGATGCAACAACGAATTTTCCAATCTTGTCCAAATCAATAGGCTCAACATTCATATAATGCATTGAACAATCAATTTGACAACGAGTTGTTTTTGGATAATTCATTGAATATTTTCCAAATGGTAATTTAATCCAACCAACTGGTTTGATATTTTTGGAATGGAAAAATCGCAACATTGGTGTGATATTTGACTCATACATAAGTTTTCCAAAATCGTAATCTTCACCAGAAACTCTAATTGGATTATCTGAAGATTCACGAACTGCTTTACGATAAGAGTAAAATCCACTCAAATTCTTGAAAACAAGCTTGATGAAAAAACTCTTCTCATAATTACAAAATCCGTAATATGGAATCCTCTTGATAACAGTGAATTTGATTAAAGCTTTTCTACTATATTTATTCACACGTTCCTCCAACTGCGTTTTAAACAGTTTCACTGAATTTCTGGTCCAACCATCTGGAACTCTTACGAAGAAGAAGGGTTGGAAACCTTTGAAATCAATGCTAATTGAATTTCCTTCCTCAGTAATACCGTACGCTTTAATCACGTACTCTTTCTCTTTGAACCACTTCTTTTTCCCACCATTTTCACTATCCGAAGAACTACTATCGTCTTCATCTATAACAACGTCGCTTTCTGTCCAGTCATTTAACTGAACAATCAAGTCGTTTTTATGGTTAGTAAACTCTGGTCTTAACATTATAAGATAGTGTAAACTATATTTTAAGCCATTGCACGTTTTCTGAAACTCATTTTTTTTATTTTTGAAACAAAAAATTTCCCCCAAAAACAACTATCCAGCACATAATCAGTTTGACCAGTTTCCCGCGTCCGTAGGATGCGGGAAGACTGAGTGTAGGGCCCAAAAAGGGAGATACAATCTCCCTTTCTTTGTTTTATAAGTTTGTTGGTACATAACTCCGTACTTCACAAGTGGTGCAACCCGATATGAGTCGCGTCCCTCGCAATAATAAAATTTGCAAAGAGCTATGCCCCCATTACTTTTTTGAACGTCGACGTTTGAAATGTTTCAGTATGTTGGTCATGAATTTTCCATCACCAAGATTTGTTGTATTCACTTCTTTGGGATTGTCGTAATCAACTCTGGTTGTACCTGAGAAGATCGCGTCGTAAATTGAATCAGTTCCGTAATGCGAAGGCATGCTAAATATATATTTGAGAGAATTTAAGAATTTCTCCATCAATTTTTTTTTAAAATCTAGTTCAAATATATTTAAAAATTGATTTATAATATTTATAATAGTATTATTATGAATAATGGTGTTATGGACAAACGTAGTGGTATACTAAATAGTGGTAACACATGTTTTATGAACACCGCTCTTCAATGTTTAGCAAACGTTGGTGATTTGACGAATTATATTTATTCCGATAGTTATATGAGCGATTTGAACCGTGAATGTAAAGAATCATCTGTTACATTTGAATATAGTAAATTGTTGACAGATATGGTAAAAGGTGATGGATATGTCAACGCTAGTGATTTTATTCGTATTTTTTGTAGAGTAAACCGTGATCTAGAAATTGCTCACAAAATGATGATGCGTCAGCAATGTGATACATACGATTTTTTGATCAAACTCATTGATATTATTCACGTTTCCCTTCAAGAGGAGGTTGATATTGAAATAAAAGGAACACCTAAAAATGATTATGAACATTTGAAAGTTCAATCTATCAAATCTTGGATTAAATCAATTCAAAATGAGTATTCTGAGATGATTGATTTATTTTTTGGTCAATATATTAGTGAAACGCATAGCGTTGATAGTGAGCCAAAAATGTTGGCTAGAACCTTTGATAAATTCAATAGTCTATCGTTGGAGATTTACAATAGTGAAGATGGATTTGTAGCATCGTCTTTGTATGATTGTTTGGATTATCATTGTAAAGTTCATGAGATGAGTGGTGATAATCAGTACGAAATTGGAAATACAAAGGAATATGTAGATGCTAATCGTAGGATGAGTTTTTGGAAATTACCGAAATATTTGATTGTTTGTTTGAAGAGATTTGGATTTAGTGGTCATGGTAGAAAGATTAATACGTGTATTGATTTTCCAATTGACAATCTTGATTTGAACAAATACATGTATCATGGTGATATGAAGGTGAAAGGTAAGGAGAGTAGTAAATATTCTTTAATTGCCGTCGCTAACCATATCGGTGGCAGTTTGGATAGTGGGCATTATTATGCAATGAATAGGATTGTTGGGACTGATAAGTGGGTATTGTATAATGATGAAACGGTACGTGAAATTAGTTATCATACACCTGAACAGTTGAAACAACGTATTGTTTCCAAAAATGCGTACGTTCTTATTTATGCCAGAATTTAAAATCTTGTATAAATTATAGTTATTATAATGAGTTCTAATGGAAGAAAATGTGGTTCAAGCTCATCATCAGCACCAAGAATGAATTCTGGTAAAGGTGGTTCTAAGAAATTTTTACACACACTTTTAGTTATTGTTTTAGTATTAGTCATAACTTATATTTTTGTGTTTACTATTAAATATTTGATTACAAGTTGTTATACGAAGAAAACATATCTTGAGTATTTATTCGGATTCAATTTTGATGGAGTTTGTTTATACCAATATCCCCCATCAAGTCAAAAAGAAAGACAAGTAGAAGACGAAAAAGAGGTTTTCCATGTTGGTCATCAAGTATTGACATATGATCAAGCTAAATGTAAATGTGAGGCTTATGGTGGAAGATTAGCAACAAAGAATGAAGTAATTAAGGCTTATAATAAGGGTGCCAATTGGTGTACATATGGTTGGACTGAAGGTCAAAATGCGTATTATCCAGTTCAGAAGTGTTATTGGGATGATTTACAGAATGATCCAACACAGAAAGATTCATGTGGACATCCTGGAATAAATGGTGGTCATTTTGCGAATCCAATGTTGAAATTTGGTGCTAACTGTTATGGCGTAAAACCTGGTGGTTCAGTTGCAACGCCAAAGATTCCATATTGTGAAGAGGCACAATTTTGTGATAGAAGAGAGAATGCTTCTGCATCTGAGGAGAGTACACTTGATGATATTGTTCCATTCAATAACAAAGTGTGGTCAAGATACTCAGCATAAACCTTTTGTTATTATTCTTTTTAGATTTTTGAAAATATCTAACAATATATTAGATACTTTCATGACTAAAGTTGGTGATTATTTTTTTATGGGAATATTAATTGTTTTCATATTAATTTGTTTGGTGATGGTTTATTCGAAAACAACGGGAAGTTTAGAGATAGGTATTACTGTTTTGTTGTCAATAATTATTTTGGCTGTTGGTATAGGAACTTATTTCCTTGGTAGTAAAGTCAATATGTTGAGTTTGAGTGGTTTGGTGTTTTTGGCTTTGTGTATTTTATTGGTTGGGTATATTGTTTATACAAATGAGTGGTTGTCTATTCCAACGGAAACTATTCAGACAGTCGAAAGTTTTTCCACTTTGCCTGTTGGATATCAAAATCAGGATGGTGTATTTGTTCCATCATATAACTCTTGTTTAGGTTCTTTATTAGATAGTGGAGATGAGGAAGATTCTTCTGAGAAAGATCAGTTGGAGACTGAAATTGAACAGGCACAGTTGTCATGTTCAAGATTAGGAAGTTTAGAAGAGGAGTTGCAAAAATATCAAGATGATAATAGTAGTACAGGATTTTCGCAAGGTCCTTGTGTAGATAGTGATGGAAATGTTGGTATTAAACTTTTATCAAAAGGTAATATCTGTTTACCATTAGACGCAATATATAGTGAAGATTGCTCATGTTCTAGTGATTCAAGTTCAAGTAGTTCTTCGTCTGAATCAACAAGCGGCTTAAGTGCTGAGGATATGAGTAGATGTCAAGCTATATTAAGTGAAGAAAGTGAATGTCAAAATTGTGATACATCTACTGAAATAGAACTTGATAGTGATGAATTAATGACTGCTTGTTATAACTATTATATTCCACTTGATAGTCTTTGTGGAAGTTTGGCTAGGGAATATAATAAAACTAATTTTCAGAAATATGGTGTTAAAAAATATGTAACATGCCCTGATGAAAAAAATAAAAGAATGGCAATTTGCAAACCTTTTTATAGAAAGGAGCTTCCGACACATCAAACAAATATGACACAATGTTTAAATTCTGGAACTTCCAACCTTAACTATAAGTTTGCTTCTTTATGTACAACTTTAGGTAACCAACAGAACCAGAATCTTGTACCATATAACATCAAACCTTATGATTGTCCTTTTGGACAATTAAGAGCAGAATGTATTCCAAAAAATGCTTATGAAAAAATTAAGGATCAAGGTGATTTTTATAAAGAAATTTTCGCCTAATATTTAGATTTTAAATATGTGGATGAAGTAGTAAATATGAGTGGTAAATATTTTAGAGAAATGTTAATTAGTCCACATTTGGACAGAAGATTTGGGAGTATGTATAGTAATTATGATAAAAAAACAGTAAGGAAGATATTGGTTTCTCTTCTTAATATTTTAGTAAAACTTTGTAAACAACATGATATAAAATGTATAATTGCACATGGAACACTTATTGGATATTATTTCAATAAACGCATACTTCCATGGGATAATGATATTGATATTGTTTTAGTGAGTGATTCAATTACTAAATTTATGAAATTGAATAAAATTCAGAATAAATATTTTTTAGTAGATATTAATCCACATTGTTTAAATCGATCACCAAAAGATAGGTTAAATGTTATAGATGCAAGGGTTATATGTAAACAAACGGGTTATTTTATTGATGTTACTTTTTTAACAACGAATGAAAAATATAGTAAAGAACAAAATAAAATAGTAATAAATTGTAAATCACCACATTATTATTTTTTAGATGATTTTTTGCCATTAAAAGAAGATAAATTTGAAGGAATTGACGTTTATATTCCAAATAATATTGAA